CTTGAATCAATGACATTCCAAGAACTAAAAGAAATCGGGGTAATTCATTACTACAAAGAGCGCAATTACCGGATTAGAAAAATGTATAAAGAGGGTCGGGAATCAGGCGTAAAATATGCTGAAATGATAAAGCGATGTTCTGAAAGTTTCTTTTTGGGAACGGATAGAATTGCGACCCTTGTATGTTCACGCCGACAAAGAAAACCCAAAACTACCCCGAGCAAATGCCTTGAATGTGGTGAGCAAGTTGAAACAATAAAAAAGCGGTTTTGTGAAGCATGCGCAAAAGCCAGAGTGAGGGCAAGCCAAAGAAGGCACAAAGCAAAAAACCTTAAAAAGGATAAACAAACCAATTACATAATTCAGTAACGGAGTAGAGAAATGGAAATCAGACATCACAGCAAAGAAATAAACAGAGAAGCGCACGAACATCTTAGACAATTCAAGCTGAAAAAGAACCTTGAATCATTTCTGCAATGGCTTAATTGTATGCTTTACGCCCCGGCAATGAGAACAGCGTGCAAAACATTCACAAAACATTATGATACCAAAATCAACCAAAGAAGAAGAAGAAGAAAACCGTCGGACTTTTGCGATCCAAAACAAAACTTTTGTAACAAAACCATAAAAAGATTAGGATGGGATAAATGAAAATTGAAGTAATAAAATTAATTGAAGAACCAATTAGAGAAATAGAAGATTTTGAATTTGGTTCGCTTGAATTAACCAGAATTTTTATGAGAACCGTGAAGGAAGGTGACACTATGAAAATTGCAGTTGAAAGTTTCCATAGACGGATGGGATTGAAATCAACTATAACAGCAAATTTGAAGCGCAAGGGTATAAATTTTATTTCATGGATGACAGGCAGTTGCATTTTTATTACCCGATGTGCTCCCGAGAATAGACTTGTGGGAGAAGGAAAATGAACAATTCACCTATAACAATCCAATCAGACTGCGAAAAGACAATCAGGAATCAAGTCCAATTTTCTTGGTGGTCGGTGTTATTTGTACTCTTGTTTGTGTGGGTCTGTATTTCGGCGATAGTTGGAATGTTTGCCGGTATTTTGTATTTAATTTTTTAACAGGAAATGGAGTAAAAACAATGGTTGAACATAAATTTAAGGTTGGTGATGTAGTTGCATTTACCAATAATGGAGTAGTATTTAATTTACTGCGCAATGAACAACCTTATATTATTTCAGAGTTGCACCCTGACCAGCCGTGGTTTCGGTACAAAGGTCAAAAATTTGATGATTGGGAACATGAGAGGGATTTCGGATATTTTGATGAATGTTTGCCAATGCTTGAAGAACATATTAAGGAATGTGAAACCAAATTAAAAGAGTTAAGACATATCCAAATGAATATAAATAAAAAACAACGGAGTACAAAATGAAACCGATTAGCATTGCAAAAGAAATATTATCTTCAATCCCCAAAGAAGTCAGAGCAATTCACCAAGCGGAAAATTTTGTAAGAGTGGCAATGCTCGCAGCACTCCAAAGTGTTCACCCTGTAAAAAGCAATATTAAACGGGTGAAACTTGCTCACGGTATTGAGGTTGTTTATATCAATGTGACCACACTCAAACGGAGTTATCACCTGAATATTATCAAGATTACAACGGTGCAAGGGCTAAAGACGGTCACGAACATTTTTGTAGAATATCCGTATGAACTGAAAAACTCTGCGCCTCTGACTGAATCCCTCGTCGAATATAGAAAAGTTTTGGGGGTGGTGTGATGAATAGCAAAACAAAAAAAGAATTGCAGAAACTCATTAAAGAAGGTCGAGCAAAAGAGTGGGAAAATTGTGATGAAGAAATTGACAGCCAGCTTAAAGCCGTGAAAGTCAATTTAAATATTTTAACCGGTCTAATCTTTAAAGGTTATTTTGAAGGAGAATCGGAAAAGATAATCAAATTTTTACTACAAGATTCTCAGGAGACTTTGAACACAGTAATAAAAGAAAGACAGATAAAATATGTCAGTCAAGACACTTTAGATTCCAGAGCGTGGAATGAGTTTTATCGGGGTGGGGATTAAATGAAACAACAACTCAGACCTTACCAATTAGAAGCGGTCACAAAGATACGGGAGGGAATCCGAGAACATAAGCGGGTTTTATATTCCCTTCCAACGGGCGGGGGCAAAACCACAATCATTGCGGATATTGTAGAAAAAGCAACTGCCAAAGGTTCACGGGTGCTTATCTTGGTTCATAGATTGGAACTATGCGAGCAGGTGAGGGCACGGCTAAGACAGTTCAATATCGAGACGGGTATTATTGTCGGCGGTCGGATTAAGAACCTGCAAATTCCTATTCAAGTCGCAACGGTGCAAACCTTCTCCAGACGGGTAAAAATGGAACACTACCGAAAGTTTGATTTGATAATTATTGACGAAGCACACCGAAGCGCCTCGGATGGTTATCTATCCATTTTACGGCGGTTCGATGTTCCTGTGATTGGGTTTACTGCAACGCCTTACCGTACGGATTCAAGGACGCTGAGAGAGGTATTTAACTACTTGATTACGGGTGTTACGGTCGCACAAATGATAAGACAGGGTTATTTAGTCCCGACAGTCGTTTACGCTGAGAAAATCGACCTGAGTGGAGTGGAGATTAAACGGGGGGACTATGATGAAAAGCAATTAATGGAACGGATGGATCAGGGGAAAATTTACGATGGAGTGATTAACAAATACCGAAGGTATAGCAACGGGACCGCTATCTGCTTCTGTATTAACAAACAACATGCAGAGAACACGGCACAGGCTTTTAATTCTGTGGGAATCCCGGCGGGGTTTATTTATTCAGGATTATCAGACACCGAAAGGATTAAGACATTAAAAGACTTCCAAAGCGGTAAAATTAAGGTTCTTTGTAATGTGTTTATTCTTACAGAGGGTTACGATTTACCCCGTATCGACACAGTTATTTTGAACCGTGCTACTCAATCCCGTATTGCTTGGCGTCAAATGATTGGAAGGGGTTTAAGACCTTACCCGGGGAAAGAGGTCTGCAAGGTTATTGACATGGGCAATAATACGGCGGTCCATGGCTTTGTTGAGGAAGATGACGATGTAACTTTGAAACTTGCAGGCGAAACTAAAGCAGAGAAAAGGAAACGGATTGAAGAGGCACAAACAAAAGACTGTCTAAAATGTGGTGCTGCGGTTTCATCACGGGTGCTTATTTGTCCTTTCTGCGGATATGATTTTACTGTGGAAAAAGTTCTCGGTGAGGTGGAGTTTGCGCAATACAGCTATTTTGAGCGTCCCAAAGTTTCCGAAGTTTGGAGTGATATTCCAACAGATAAGTTACTTGATTATGCAGACTCAAAGAGGACAAAGACCGGAAAGAAATATTCAAAGTTTTGGGTATTAAGACAGTTGGAAGCCAGAGGATTAATAACCCTTGAATTTTTGGAAGATGGGAGAGTCGATTTGAAAGGCAGAACCGTAAAATGGTGGGTGGCTCATGCAATTAAACAAGAGAAACAGGCACAAAGAATTTTATCGAAAGTGGGATAAAAGGTACTTTGATATTAATTAAAATATTTGTATATTTGAGCGTCAAAAATCTTAAAAGACGGCTAACCGCCCCGAAAGTAGCGGTATTTTGATTTTAAAAACCAATTTACCCGAGTATCCGAAATACCGCAAGGTTTCGGGCGCCTTCTTTTAGACGCTGACAATACTCGGGTTTTTTATGTTTAAATACTTAGAAAGATTGTAAAATGGAAACAAAAGAAGTAAAAAAAATTGATTGTTTTTGCCCAACGGATGAAGATGAATTTTTGCCGGCTCAAATTGCTGAGGTTCTGGAGTATAGTTTGGCTTATGGGTATATAAAATTTATGATTGCAGACACCGACGAAATCAAAGAGAATGATATTATTTTCTTTAATGTGAAGGAGCGTTTAGGGTACAATAAGATCACTCGCAGAGAATCCCGCATTAACGAGCACATTGTATATGAAAAAATCAAGTTTTCTAATTCCGATGGACAGCCCTATTATTTTGTTGCAAGATTTTTGTATGAAACAAGGTCGCACCTATATTTTTGGCATAAAAAGAAAGTGAAAAGAATCCCATTGTCTTATCTTGACCCGTTTATAGAGGGTGACACAAAATTGTATAAAAAGGTTATTTCGATTGACTTTTGTCCAGAGGTGGAAAATGCTTGACACAGTTATCTCAATATTTAAAACCGTAAAATTAATTAACGATCCATTCAACCGGAATATTAATTTTATTGTGGACAGAATCAGGACGGGAAACCCCAAGACAAAAGAACGAATTAAACAAATCCGTAAACTTGCTCTTGACCCTGATAAGACAAAAGAAACAAAGGCGGTGAAACTAACTTTACCGAATTTTACATTCTCAGGAACCTTTACAAAGCGGGCTTATGAGGATGGACAGGAAAGTAATTTGGTTAGTTACTCGGGAATTGTCCTTTTGGATTTTGATAAGGTTTCTAATATGGAACAACTTAAAAAGGAACTTTGCAGCGATCCATTCACGGCGATTTGTTTTAAGTCTGTTTCCGGGCTTGGTTATAAGGTGTTGGTTCAAACGAATAATACCGATCACAAACTCCATAAAAATTATGTTGATGAATTAATAAACTACTATTCAAAATATGCGCCTCTGGACGATTCAGGCAGCCGGATTGCTCAGGGGACTTATGAGAGTTACGACCCTGAAATTTATGTGAACCCGACTTTTGAGATTTGGACGGTTAAAGCGGAGCAACTTAATACCTATTACACAGGTAAAAAGGAGTTTAACGATACAAGACCCTTCTCACTTGTAATTACAGACGAATATTCATTGTTTAAGTCTGCAATGGAGTACCGTAATAAATATGACAGTTTTAGGAAAGGAAACCGAAATAATTATGTTTATCACCTCGGGGTAACTTGCTTAAAATATGGTATCTCAAAAAATTACGCTATTCAGATGGCAATAAATGAATTTAGTGAGAAAGATTTTAATGGTAGTGACATTTCCGGGGCAATTGAAAGCGCTTATAAACGGACTTGGTTAAAAGGTACTTTTCAGGTTCGAGACAAATCAAAATATGATATTATCCGACAGGCGAAAAAAGAGGATAAACCAAGACCGGATATAATAAAACTTGTGAAGATTGAATCTGAAAAGGAGAACAAACCTTTATCAGACGATCAAATTATACAAGCGATTCAAGAGGTCGAGAGTGAAACCGAGGGGACTTATCAAACATTTTGGGACACTTTCCAGAAAGACCCTGACAAGCTCGAAAGCCCGTTTATCGTTAAGTTTAATTATACGAAGTGGTTCCAATGGAATAAAAAGCAAGGGGTATTTTTGTATTATCCTGCGGGGGATAGATCAGGCGATTATATGTTTATCAGGGTTCAAAATAACATTGTAATGCCTCTTGAAAAAACATACTTTCCGAGGGTAATTAAAGACCACTTAGAAACACTCCCGCAGATTGTCGATAATGTTTCCAGAGATACCTTACTAAATACATTTACTCATGATATTGATTCGATTACGAGCAAACGAAAGCTTGAAATGTTCGCTGAGGTTCCATTAAACTTTATTCAAGATACCAAAGACGATATTCACTTTTATTTTAAGGACGCTATCCTAAAGGTGACAGCCGAAAATATGGAGTTAATCGGTTACGGTCAAATAACGGGTTCCTGCGTCTGGGATAAGAAGCGGATAAAACAACCATTACTTGATCTAACAGACGAAAAGAGAAATCTTGAATCATTCCTTAAAATGGGAAAAGATAATTTTGCGTTTGGTAATTGGATTTATGAGACCTGCGATAGAGATATAGACGCTGCTAAAAGCCTCTGCGCCGTTCTTGGTTATCTTATGCACGGTTACAAGGACACAAGCAACCCCCGAGCGGTTATATTCCTTGAAAGACCTATTGCAGGGAATCCAGAGGGTGGAACTGGCAAAGGTATCTTGATTCAGGCTTTACAACAAATGCGAAATGTGATAAGGGAAAACGGTAAAATAGCAAACCCGAAAGACAAATTTTGGGCACAGTCGATTAAACTTGATACCGATATATTTTGTATTGAGGATGTTCAAAAGAACTTTAATTTTGAGGACATTTTCTCAGTCATTACGGATGGTATCACGGTTGAGGACAAATACAAATCAAAGTTTTATATCCCGTATGAACGAAGCCCAAAGATAGCGATTACAACCAATTACCCAATTAGGGGGAGCGGAAGCAGTCACGAGCGCCGTAAGTATGAAATTGAACTTACTCATACTTTTAAGGAAAAGCACGGCGACCCAATTTCCTATTATGGGAAGCGCTTTTTCTCTGCGGATTGGGACGACGCCGATTGGCAGTTGTTTTATTACTTTATGTTTGAATGCGCTCAGTACTATTTGAGGATTAAGGGCAGGATTATAATACACCCGTCTGATTCTTTGTTGCTGAATAAGTTTCTTGGCAGTACGATGTATGAGTGGGGCGCTTATGCAGCCGAGCACATTATACCGGGTGAATATTATGCTAAAGGTGAAATCCACGAGGATTATGTTAAACACCTAAAAGAACGGGGTTCCGCAAAAATAAATATCTCTGTCCAGAGGGTTACGGCTTATGTAAAGGAATACGCCCGTTATTTGGGGTGTGAAATCATTGAAGAAACCAAAGGCAAAAGGAGATGTTTCAAGTTGGAACACCCCGACGGAATCAGGAAAACCGATCACAAACTTTACCTTTTGAGGAACGAATCAGGCTTAGAAACAGAAAATATAGATGGTTATGGTGAAGATAACAGCGATTCTACCTATTTTGATAATACCGTATCTCATGCTGATGGGTTGCCATTTTGAGCAACTTTGTCCAAAAGTTTGTAACTTTGTTACACTTTGTAATTCAAGTTGTAACATGTAAGTTATTGTTTTATATACTACTTACAAGCAAATTACAAAAATTACAACTTTTTTCCAACAGTTTGTATGTGAGAGAAAATAGAAAATATAAAGGTATTAATGGAATATTTTTTTTATATATAAAGGAAGGAAATTTTTGTAATTTTTGTAATTGGGTACTTAACTCATTTATTTATATAGGGTTATGCGTAACAACTTTGATTACAAACCGTTACAAAGTTACAACTTGCTAAATATTCGCTATTGAGGAATAGAATCATTATATTTGTTGGTAACAAATTTGAAAAGTAGAAAGGAACTCAATCAATGCCGGCAAATAAAGGATTTTACACCCGCAGGAGAGTGGACAAGAATCAAACTGAAATTGTCAAGGTACTAAAACAATTAGGATGCTCGGTGGTTTCACTTGCTGACAAAGGTCACGGATGCCCTGATTTATTAGTCGGTTACAAAGCACAAAATTATTTGATTGAAGTCAAAGGCAAAAAAGGGAAATTAACAGAGGATCAGGAAACATTTTTTCAGGCTTGGAAAGGCTCGGTGCAAGTGTTCAGAGATGTTGAAGATGTTATCAATTTTTTTGCTCCATCTGGTCTGCTCGCTAATACGCCGATGCTTGACTTTAGCGATATAAAATAGTATATTTGTACAAATCAAATCAGGAACTTAAATAACTCATGCAAATAGTCTCCCAAATTATTAAACAATCCCTCGTAAATTGGAAATCCCTGAAGTGGCTTCAAAGCTCAAAACTCAAAGACATAGGCGAGCACGGGATAACCAAATTAAAGAACTCCCTCAAAGAAAATAACTTTGTACAGCCTTTCAATGTTTGGGAAGATTCAAAAGGCGTTATCTGGATTCTTGACGGTCACCACAGAGAAAAAGCACTCACTCAATTAGAGCAAGAAGGGTACGAAATCCCCGAAACACTCCCCGCAAACTTCATCGATTGCAAAGACAAAAAAGAAGCCGCAAAGATGGTACTTCTTTACAGTTCCATTTACGCCAAGATTACCAACGAAGGATTAGGTGAGTTCCTTGATGATTTTGATTTAGACTTATCGAATTTGGTTAATGAAATTGATTTGCCGGGGTTGGATTTTGATAATTTCCTCGAACCCGAAACCCTGCCTGAAGATATAGACGAAGCCCCTGCCCCCTTAGAAAAAACTTACTCCATACTCGGCGATGTCTTTGAGATAGACGGAAAACACCGAGTAATGTGTGGAGATAGTACAAAGGAATCGGATGTGAGTATTTTGATGAACGGCAAAAAAGCGGATATGGTTTTTACCGACCCGCCTTATGGAGTAGATTATCAGAGTAATATGAGAACGGCAACACCAAAGTTCGAAGTATTAAAAAACGATAACAAATTTATTACAGGGTGGATAGAGTTTTGTAAAACCTATAACCACGGTTTTATTTTCGTTTGGACTTCGTGGAAAGTATTACTCGAATGGATTACAAATTTATCTGTATTGGGTGAATTATCTAATATGGTGATATGGTATAAAAGAGGCGGTGGAATGGGTTCTTTGAAAGATACTTATGGGACGGATTACGAAATTTGTTTGGTCTATAATAACAATTCAGAACTAAAGGGCAAACGGATTGGAAGCGTTTGGGATGTAAACAAAGATAATAATTCGACCTATCAACACCCAACACAAAAACCTGTTGAACTTTGCAATTTAGCAATAGACACCACGACTAATAAAAATAATATCGTTCTCGATTTATTCCTCGGCTCAGGCTCAACACTTATAGCAGCCGAAACAACCAAAAGAATCTGCTACGGTATGGAGATAGACCAACACTATAGCGATGTAATTTTAAGACGGTATAAAAAGACTTTCCCGAATGCACAATTCAAATGTTTGACCCGTAACGATTTCCCGTTTGAAGAGTTATTTAATGCCTGAAATAATTCAACTACCAAAAAAAGCAGGGCGACCAACGAAAGAGATTAATTGGGAAGAGTTTGAAAAAATACTCCTTTTCCTTCCAACACTCGCAGAGGTTTCAAGTTATTTTGGGGTATCTGAAAGGACTTTTCAGAGGGCAATTAAGCGAAAGTACAATGAACATTATGACGCCCTTTTAAAAAGGTTTGGGGAAAAGACAAAAATATCTTTGCGCCGTAATATGATCAGGATGTCTGAAAATAATGCAAGTATGGCGATATTTCTCGCAAAGAACTTGTTAAACATGAGAGACCAGCCAGAGCAGACAATGGAACAAGTGGACGGGCTTAAAATCATTGAAGAATAAAAAACGCTATCTACAATTAGATTACAGACCGTTACCATATTTGAGGGCGTTTCATAATCAAAGACACGATTATTTTACAAGGGCAATTATAACGGGTTACGGCGGTGGCAAAACTTATGCAGCCTGTCATGAGTTTCTTATTGCGAGCGCAATAAACAAGGGTGTTCCAAATATCATAATTGAACCGACCTTTCAAATGGTGAAGGATATTCTAAAACCGACATTAGTCGATATTCTGGAAAAGTATCAAATTCCTTACTATGAAAACAAGTCAGAACACAATTTTTACTTTCCTCTTTGGAATGGTACAATTTGGTTAAGATCAGGTGATAAGCCTGAAAAGTTGAAAGGTATTAACGCCGGGCTTGTCGGAATTGATGAACCGTTTATCCAAGATGAAAACATATACAAGATTGCAATAAGCAGAAGCAGACACCCAAAAGCAAAACTAAAGGGATTGGTTTTAACAGGCACACCCGAACAATTAAATTGGGGTTACGAACTGATTAAAAAGAAGTCTGAAAGTATTGCGGTTTACGAGGGTTCGACCTATGACAATGTTGCAAATGTCGGTGAGGATTATATCGATAACCTCAAAGAACATTATTCAGAGAAAGAAGTTCAGGCATATGTTTACGGAAAATTCCTAAACCTTACAACGGGATTAGTTTATTATCCGTTTTCAGAGGAACGCAATGTTATACCGAGGTTTTCTTATTTGCCAAACAGACCCCTTGAAATAAGTTGCGATTTTAATATTTCTTTGATGAGTTGGCATATTGGGCAAGAGGTGAACGCTCAGGATTACACTTTTGATTTTATCGAGCTTACGGGGGAGGCAAACACTAACAGGATGTGCGAGCTACTTAAACAAAAGTACCCACACCATTCCCCCGGTTTTATTTTTTATGTGGACATTGCAGGAAACCAACGGCGAACAAGTGCAACGCAAACGGATATAGCGATAATCAGAGAGAATTTCCCGAGTTCCAAAATCTATTTTAATACGATACACAGGATTAAAGACAGAGTGGACGCCTTGAATGCAAGGCTTTGCAACGGAAAGGGAATTACAAACTACTTCATAACTGAAAATTGTACTCGATTAATTCAAGATTACGAACGGGTAACTTGGGAACTAATGGAAAACAAAAACAAGGCGGGAGACTTAACCCATGCCTCGGACGGGGAGAGTTACAAATTTTATCACAAATACCCGTTAATCGGGCACATTGAAACCCATGCAACGGATTACAGATAACAGGAACAAATAAGATGCAAAACTTAACAGATAGATTTTTAGACGGCTTAATGAGTGCTTTTCAGAATCAGATGGATGATTCAGAGAGCAAGCGAATCAAGATATTCCAAGACTTCCAAACCGTCTGGAATAAGGACTATATTGAGATTGTCAAAGTCTTGAAAGAGTATTTTGTGAATAAGCCCTATTCGATTAAGACACTCAATTCAATGTTCTTTGACTATCAGGATGTTACCCGCAAAGTAGTGAAACGGCTTACCGGTGGAATCCTGTCACCTGCTCCCAATGTCGATTATGAACTCTCGATTAAAGAGGATGGTGAAGTTATCCTTTCAGAGGACTTTGAAACGATGCTCGAAACCTCAAACTTCATTGCGAAACTTGTCGAATCATTCAGGCAGGCAATTTTCTTCAACACGATCATTGTGGAGCCCGTTTGGAGAGATGACCATGTAGAGATTGATATTATTTCCGGTGCAAATTGCGCAGTTGAAACGGGAATCGATTATCTGAAAATCAAAGAGATTGCAATTTCCAGAGTAGACGAGAGCAAAGATATCATCGTTTCGTATTGGACAAAAGACGAGCATTATATCACCAAAGGCAGTGAACGGATTGCGCCCGAAGGTAACGAAGAAATGATTAACCCTTACGGCGTTTTGCCTTTCTCAATTTTGAGAATCGAAGAGGGCTTGGACTTTTGGGGTGAGCCCAATTGGGGACTGTTCCTATTTCAACTTTCTTATATCCTGAAAAAGTCTGATAACTTTCTCGGAGAGGCTTACCAAAAGTTCCCATTGCTTTGGGGAGAAAATGCAAAACTGCCAGACGGCTTTGTAGTTGGACCGGGTCAATACCTAAACATTGACAACCCGAACAGCCCCGGAAAGACCGTGAGCCTTAACAGTCTCTCACATAATACGGATTGGGGGAGTATAATAAACCTTCAGGAACACGCTGCAAAACAGTTCTTTGTAAACGAAGGGTTACCCGCTTCGAGTGCCTCGACCGAAAGTAAAGACTTGTCAGGCAAGGCGAAAGAAATAGACACTCTGGAACTCTTTGAAGAGCGTCCATTCTTACAAATGAAACTCAAAGACTTTGCAATTGATCTACTCGAAAAAATGATTATGGTACACAATTACCACAGCCAAAGCGCAAAGATTCCAGAAGGTGGGAAGGTCAAGTTTTCTTTCAATGAAGATGAAACACTCAAAACAACAGATGAAATCTTAACCGAAAGAGAAATGCAAAAGAAGTATTTCATAGCAGACGAAATAGACTTTATTATGCAGGATTTGGATTGCTCCGAAGATGAAGCTATTGAACATTATAAAAAACGCAAACAAAGATTAAACGAACTTGCAGGCGATACCCTCACCACAAAAAAAGAAATGACTTTTGGTGAGATACTTCAAAGCCTTGCAGCGAATAACCCAACGGATACAAACGATAATCAGACGGATGAAACCGAACAAACAGGTGAGCAAATCTAATGCCTTTTGATAGTAGGGTAATAAAGCCAATATCATTACCAAACAAAAAATATCAAATTATTTACGCAGATCCGCCTTGTGAATATAAATCTAAAGAATGCTTAGATAGAACTTCAATCCTTAATGGAGAATTAAATACTCATTACAATACTATGCCCTTAGATAGCATAAAGAAATTAGATGTGAAAAGTATATCTGATAAAAATTGTATGTTGTTTTTGTGGGTAGTTAGCCCAATGTTACCTGAAGGGCTTGAGGTTATGAAATCTTGGGGGTTTAAATATTCCACTATTGCATTTGTTTGGTATAAACAAAAATCTAATCCTGGTCATTATACAATGAGTGAATGTGAAATATGTTTAGTAGGTAGAAATGGTAAGATACCAGAAAATAGAGGTGCAAGAAATGTCAGACAGTTTCTATCTGAAATGAAGAGTGAACACTCCGCTAAACCTAACGAAGTTAAAAACAGGATAGAATTAATGTTCCCAAGTCATAGTAAAATAGAATTGTTTGCCAGACAAAAACCAGATGGGTGGGATGTTTGGGGTGATGAATCAGATAGAGAAGAACCACAGTATAAATTAGATTTTGAGTTTGCTAATGCCCTTTGACCCGAATATCCGTTTAGACCAATTCTATAAAGACATTGAAGTCTTGGAAAAGGAATTTATCAAATCAATCTCGGCACTTGTAAAAAATGCGAGGCGGTCACGGGTCGAGGATTTCTCTTTATTCCTTACTCAATATGATTTTTGGAATGTCTTAATTGAGCAAGGTTACGAGGGCAAAGTAAAACAGTTCTTAAACGATTGGGATTTACAAGTTTTACAGTTGATGAAACTCGCTAAGAATATGGATGCTGAAATGGTCGCTCAGGTAACTGTAAACGACCTGCAAACCCTAAAGAATATTGAGTACGATAAACTGCTTAGACGGGGTCAAGACTTTTCAGGAGATGTCAGAGGTGAACTGCTTAAACAGTTGATGAACGGTGCGAGCATGGAAACCATAAGCAAAAATGTACTCCCGCAAATTCAGGAGAAAATGACATTTTACCCGTCTTGGTTTAATTCGATGCTGAATACTGCTTATAGTGAATACAACGCCGTTGCACTTGGCAAACTTACAGACGATATTCCGGGAATCAGATTCAGACTTATGGGACCGGTGGACGCTCACACCCGCAAGCAATGTTTCCACGCAATGTCGATAATGAATAATGAAGAGAATACAAACGGCTTCACCAAAGAAGAAATTAACAACGGTGCACTTGGAACATACAAGTTTAAAAACAAGAACGGAATCACGGGATTAAAGATTTACGACTTTAAAGACAGAGGCGGGTTTAATTGCCGACACTATTTTGAAGTCGTTACCGAATCAATAACCAACACGATTGAGGTTATTCAATGAATATAAACTTCGGAATCAATTTCGATGGTTTACTGAGGTTCAAAAAAGAATTCTGGGTATTAATTGGTGAGTGGGCTTGTAACAAAATAAGAGCCGATGCAAGGCAGGGAATTTATCAGACAGACGAACCGGTAAAGACTACATACTCCAAACAATACGCAAAACTTAAAGCAAACGGGATGCAAGAGCAAACCACGAATGCAAAAGGTAAAACCAAATCTGAAAAGGTCAAATCTTTGCAAGGCGTTTCGATCGTTTCCCGTAATACTTCTTTTGTGGATATGACATTAACAGGTGACACTTTAAACTCCCTTGAAATCACGGCAATAAAATCGAACGGGGTACAAATTGCATACAAGACGAGGAACATATGGAAAATTGTGGGGAATCAAAGACCGGGATTGAATCGGCGTATTGTGGGATTGAATAAAAAAAATCAAAATGAACTTATGAATATTGTCGAAAATCAAGTAAGCCAAGCGATAGGTAAAAATTGGACAGGCAAAACAGTAATTGAAATAAGAATGTAAACAAAAGGAACAAACAAAATGGAAGTAGAAAAAACGGTGGACGCCGTAACCCCTGAAACGGATGTGACAGAGGTAAAGCAGGAAACAACCCAAACCCCGACACCCGAAGAGATTCAAAAGAAATTAGAACGGTTGGAATTTCTTGAGCGGGAGAGCAAAGAAGCCTTTAAACAAAGGGACGAAGCAAAGAAGAAATTGAAGGAACAAGAGGACAACAAAGAAAAAGAGAAACTCGAAGCCCTGCAAAAGGCAGGAAAATACGAGGAACTTAATCAAGAGTTATTGCGAAAACAGACCGAAATGGAACAGGAACGCAGTGAGCTATTGACATTTAAAGAAAAATACACTATATTTGAACAGCAACTTAAACAAGAGTTGTTGAGCAAGATACCCGAAGCAAAACGGAAGTTTGTCGAAAGGTTCACGATAGAGGAATTAAAAGAGTTTGCGGCTTTGGAAGAGGCGACAAACAGCACAAAGCCCCTCGGCACTGCGGATGCTGCCAGAGTTGGGAATAAAGGTAACATTGACTATGAAAAGGTTAGTCTTGCAGATTTATCAGAGGAACAAAAAAACAACCTTGCAAAGTCAAATCCTGAATTATACAGGAAAAAAGTAAACGAATATTTATCATCAAAACGAAGGTTTTAAGCGATGGCAGCAAGTCAATTAACAGATGTAAATTATCAAAGTGAGTTTTTCAAAGAAACCGTAAAAGGTCGATTCACTCACAAACTCGGACTTATTCAGGGCGTAATGATGGAAGCCCCTGAAAATATTGTAAGTTCAAACGAGCAAGGGCTCACAGTTGCAATTCCTCAATGGAAAGTATTAAGCGGTGATTCCGTTCAGATTACAAGCTCAACAACAACATCAATCGAAGCAATGCAAGACTTTAAGCAAGTTGGTGTTTGGGTTGAAAGGGAGAAAGCCTGGGGTGCTGCGGATGTATTGAATTACATTGCAGGAAAA